TTATCCAATGCAGAAAAGAAATCGTCACTGGAGCCAAAAACCGCTTCTTGCGCAGGATTCTCTGCTACAATTGCGCTTTCCGTCTCTGGGTTTGCCAGTTGTTCTTCTTTTGCCATATTTCCCCTTATTGTTTTCCATTCATAGACTTTTTAACCGCACTAAGTTCAACAGCCGCCTTTTGTTTAGCGACTTGCTGATCTTGTTCTAGCTTTGAAGCAGCGAGAGCCATTCTACCTTGAGCTTGGGTTGCTCCTTTACGTAACTCTGCTTCTACTGTGCGAACTTTGTCTTGTATGCCAGCTTGCACAAGCTGTCTTTCAAGTGTTTCGATGGTTCCATCCTTATCTTTAACTGCCTCTTCCAGTTCTTCTAACTGTCCAGTTAACTGAGCATATAAACTCTTACGTTGTATTATCTTTTCTTTATTGCGTATATCAGTTTCTGCTAATACTGCAACATCATCTACAACACCGAGTTTCATCAACTCTTTCAGTTCAGCCAAGTAGGCCCATCTATTTAAGGGAAGTGTACTTCCCGAAATAATTCTTACATCAAATTTTGCGGCAGAATAGTCTTTCCACTTACCAACTGCCTCTCCTAAGTCATTATATATTGGAATATTAATTTCAAAAGTTCTTTCTTCCTGTATCGCAGAAGGCTGAACTATTCTAAAAACTTTATGTGCTTTATATACTGCCTGTGAATATTCTTTTATTACCTCACCAATTTGCTTTAATGCTGGTTCTATAGAACTTTTTAACCATTGTTTTACTCGTCTAGTTCCATATTCATCAAGAGCAAGCATACCACGATATGTATCATGTTGTGATTGAGTATCCCCTTGCATGGAAGAATAAATACCAGCAAGATATTCCATGTCCCCTTTTCCTTCTTGTACTATAGAAAAGAAAGCACTGGATAATTGAGCTGGTAAAACTTCTTTAGGATTATCGTATCCTGAATTAACAGGTAACAATGCCCCAGGAGCTGTAGCGTTCTTCTCCCAATAATCAGTATCAATACTTCCTTCGTAATACATCCATCTCAAAGATGAACCAAGAGATGCATTATGAACCATTAACTGATGAGCTTTGTTCAATTCTCTTTGTTTTCCAACAAGAGGAGAAACTGCGCTCATTGGGAATGGTGTTCCTGTCCATTTATAAGAAATAGGAACAATTGGATATACAGAAACTGGAAGATGATATTCATATAGCGTTACGTCGCCAGATACGCAAGTTAATTTAATCCCTTCTTTAAAAAACTTGACTGCATCTGTAATGGTCTTTGCAAATTCTTCTTCTTCAAGTAATATTTTATATTCTTTCTCACTAACAATTTTATTCTGAATAATTGTAGCTTTTTTCTGTGCTTCTGCTAATAATTGTTGTTGAGCAGTCTGTAATTGTTCTTGATTTAATTTTTTCTGTTTCTCAAGCTCTAATTCTCTTCTTTCAGGAATAACCTCTCCAGCTTCTACTCCCTTTGTAAGTTGCGCATCTAATTCTTCTAAGGCAACATCCATCTCCTTTTTCATCTCTTCAAGTTTCATTTGAACTTGTTGCTGAATCTTTTCCATTTCATCAGCCGATGGAATGATCTGATAAAATACATTATAATATGGCCTACGTTCCTTTTCATAAGCCTCAAAATATTCTACCATCTCATCGGGAACATTTTTCTTACCAAATGATTCTGTTATATCTTGAAACTGAAAATCAGTTCCCTTTATTGATCCTTCAGAATAATCAAAGTCTGTAAGATGTGAACTAGTAGAACGCTTAATCTTTGCCTCATGCTCTGGAGATATATTAATTAACTGTGTTTTAGTCATTAATTTCCGTACTACAATATGTGAAGCATCTCTGAACAATGGATCTCTAGACTTTGGGTCTACATATACATCAAAAGGATCAGGCTGTTGGATAGTAACTTCACCCATACCCCTATCCATATTTGCATCAACGCTAATCATTAAATATCCGACCCCTTTTGTAATAGCATCATTTACTGCATTACCAAATAGAGTACTTCCGCTGGATAAATCCCATATGTAATCAGACATATCAGCAAATATAGCCGCAATATCTGAATCGCTGCCTTCTACACCAACCGCTTGCCACCTCGGATTAGAAGCAGTGGCGTAGAAGTTCAGCATTTCCACTACAGGAATAATTCTATTAATTGTGAATGTGGGCATCCCTTGATCTTCAAGGGTTGTTTTCTCAGTTTCGGTTAACTGATTGTCGAGATAAAAATCATATCCTTTTTGGTTTACCTTCTGCCATTCCTGTCTAGTCGAGCTATTAATAGCATCGAACATCTCCCTGATTCGCTTTGCACGCTTATCTTGTCTTTTGGCCATTAAGCCACCACCCAACTTTTAGGTTTACTTACATGGCGTTTAAATCCATCCTTTGTAGAAGTAATACCGTGTGGCGGGTGTGCAAATTTGCACGCATACGCAAGCGCATCTATTGTATCATCATGCGCCATACGTGGCCCGAATGTAACAATTTCATGTTGTAAATCAAAATGAGATTCTCGTATCTTAATTGATCCAATTACTAGCCTCTGTGCCAGCACTCCTTGTATTCTATCCCTTTTACTCATTCTAGTTCCAGGTTTTTCTTCTTTAAATTTAACTGAAAAGTCATTTCTTCTACGCATTTCACTAATTAATGACTGAAAAACAGGTCTTGACATAGTTGTATCTTCAATTACACAAAGTTGAGGATGGTACATATGAGCATAGTCAAACATATGATCTACAATGCCTTTTTTCATTTCTCCTGGAATAGATAATACAGGCAATCCTCTTTCTCTTATATAATCAATGACATAAATAGTGTTGTTCATATCTACCGCTATTACTACTATAACGGAGAAGTCAGCTTCTCTACGCATAGAATCTGTCGCTGGATCAACTCCAACAAATACATTTACTGGCTGAGCATCGCCATCTTCGGTAATTATATAACTAATTCCAGATTCCTCATCATGAGTAAAATGACCTTTCCAATACTTAATGTGTTTCATATTGAATATAGAATCCTCAGCTGATTGGACTTCCATCATGTACTCTTGGTAAAATTTTGCTGGCTGACCAGAATCTCGATAGAACTTCTTCTTCTCTTCCATCTTCTTCTTTCCAAACCATGAAGGCCATAGTGTATTACCTTTTTTATCAATTGCTTTATGCATTATTACATCCCAAGAGAATTCCTCGTTATCATGTTTTGCTTTTTCAGAACTCATAATAAGATTATTAATAAAACTATCGTAGTGAACAGGTGTACCGTTAATACGAAGCCTACCAGTATGAGGCTCAAGAGCAGGATATACAACCGCAGTGATAAGGTTTGCATTTTTCGATCTAGCTTCAGGTGTAATAGTATTATTCTCATCTTCAAAGTCATCAAGAACAATGAGATCGTACCTCTTATGGAGTTTTGCGCCACCCCTTATACCAGATATATTTGATTTACAAAGAAGTTTACAACCATTATTTAATTCGATGTCTTCTTCTGTCCACTTCTTACCTTTAAGATCACCAAAGAAGTATCGTATTTTGTCGTTGAATTCGAGGTGGGACTTAACGTAGTCCATGTTTCCCGTTGCGAGTTTCGCTGTAGCTGATACCCATCCATAAAAATGAGGTTCTTTGGCAAAGCAGAAGTTGTGTAATATATCACATTTTGTGAGTACCGTCTTTCCGTGTCCCCTTGGGAGTATGATTGCGACTTGCTTGTTTTCGAGATCCGATATCTTATCTGCAACTTCGTAGTGGAAGGGGGGTGTATCAGACCGTGTAAAATCGTCAGGAAGAAACAGCTTGCCAAAAGCAATAATATCATGACGAGCCAGTTCAAGAGCTTCTTCCGCTTTAGATACATCTTCTTTATTTATATTAGCCATTAATATTGAACACTCACATAAGCCATAGGAAGTATATTGGAAATCGCATACGGGTATAACTCAGCATCAGTGACATATTGCCCCCATATTCTTTTACCTCCTTCAACTTCAATATGTTTAATACCAGACCATAGAACTGAGTCATTGCCATCTACCATATAAGCATGAAAATATGCATCGTATTCACCTTCTTCTAATGAATATATAAGGTATGTAAACACAGGCCTCCAAGTATCAATGCCAGCCTGTTCAGCTTCTGCGTAAAAGTACATAGGAACTTTACTGTCGGCATCTATTATGCGATTTTCTATTGTCATATAATCATCACTACACGACCAAGCATATATAGTAAATAATATACTTAATAAAAGTCCTGTAATAAGATTACTCATTATTTAAACCTACTATCTACCCAACATTTACCGTAATACATCAGACCTATCCAAATTGATATTTCAATTACCTCAACATATCCAAGTTCATTTAATACACCTATATCCATCATTTATTAAAAAATTTTTTTAGTAATAATGCCCCTTTTAATTTTAATATTGCACAAACAACTATAATAAGAACTACTGTCCCTATATCAACTAAATGATTACCA